ATGAGTGCCATGAATGATCTCAGTCGGCTCGGAATGTGCACGATGCCGGGATGTCTTTCTCAGGCTTTCTGGGTGCATGGGGCTCCCTTGAGTGTTGAGGAGAAGGGAGATGTTTTCCCCTGGGAGCTCTGCAACTGCTGTCATGAATCCGTCATGGGGGCCGATCAATTCCTGAAGGACTCGGGTCTTGCGGAGCCTGATGAGGTGACTTGGTGCTGGGAAGCAACCCGCGCCCGGAGTCAGCGGGGTCTGAAAGTGGAGGGTCTGAAAAAGCCATGATCTCTTCCCACTCCCGCGAGGCGACCCGCGCCTATGCCAATGATATTGCTGAGTCGGCTTATACGCCCGATATGGGGGATGAGATCGATGAGGCAGCAGAGGAGTTGGCAGAGGATTTCTTCTGGTTTGCTAAGAATCATATCCCGGCGTCGAAGATGTCGATCCCTTGGAATGAGATGAAGCTGGTCATCGAGGCCGCGGGGATCTGGGCCATCACGGTCCAGGAGAAGGAAAAGGCCAATATGGCCGGTCAGGCTTGGGAGATGCTCGGTCGGGTCATCGGTCTGCTGCTCTCGGCCAAGAATCTGAACGCTCAGGTTCATGCCCTCGCCTTCGCGGCGGGGCTCGATCAGCTCAATGGCAAGAAGTCACAGGCTGAGATGGCTAGGGAGCTGGGATGCACCCGCGCCCTGATCTCTCACTACGTCGTCGGCTGGGCGGATGTGCTCGATCTCTCGATCACGAAGTTCAGGAAGTCGGAAGCAAGTCGGGAAACATACAAGTCGGTCCAACTGAACCGATCCAGAGAACCTGGTCGGATTCTAAAAACATTAAAACGAGGAGAAAATAATGAGTAACGAGCTAACACCCGCAGGATATTTCAGACCGGATGGCCTTGTGCTGCCCGAAGTCATGAGCGGTCAGGAGGTCTTTGAGGTCGGGTATAAGATCAAGATGGCCCGCAAGGCTTCCTCCCTCTGGCTCAGGGATTGGCGCGAGTATGTGGCTAGTAATCATGGGGAGGAATTCCTCGAGGATACGGAGGCTCAGATTGATAAGCAGCTCGATCTCGAGCTGGGGCTCCCTCCCGAGGCTAAGAAGCCGATGCTCAATGATGGTCTCGGTAAGGGGACGGCCATCATCACCATCGAGGGGCTCTATCAGGGGTTCTCGATCTGGAGGCGGAAGATGGATTCTTCCATCCCGAAGTGGAATTCGGAGGATCGGAAGAAGGCCTGTGAGCTCCTACGCCCGATGGTGGAGTTCTATGATGAGCTGCTGGCTACGGAGGCACGGAAATGAGTGAGAAACTTAGATTGGTAGAAATGCCCCCTTTGCCTTCAGGTGAGGCCTGCTTCCATTATGAAGAAGTGTCTTGTTCACGCTGCTTTTTTTATAGCCCAGAAGGTGATCAAGACACTCAATTCCCTAGAGGCGAATGTCGCCGGTGGGCTCCTAAGCCCTATTTATCACAAGGTGACGCCACTGAGGCCCCCGTAGTGATAGAGTGGCCTGTTGTCTTTGGTGGCGAATGGTGCGGTGAGTTCAAACCTGAAAAGGAGGGCTTCTAATGGACGAGCTAGTCATGGAACTCTCGGATCGGGTGGCGGCCCTCACAGCAGAGAATAAGCGTCTCCGCGCTGCGGCCTCTCATGTGCTCGATAAGTCTTCTTTCTGCAATCAGGAGGAGCTTGCGGAATTAGAAAAGGCTTTCCGTAAGCTCCAGATGGAACTCGACCGATTCTCCCCTTCCCAAGAACCATGGGCGAGCAGATCGATGACAGGCAAGGCCAAGAAAGCAGGGAGCCGCAAATGAAACAGATCGGCCAAGAACAAGCATTCCTCGAGCTAGAAAAATCTATCCTCCTCCAAGCGATCACCTATTATATCGGGCTGAAGGAGAAGGGGGTGATCCATGACGGCGATCAGGTCGAGGAGGATCGATGGGATTATTATGCTGGCTCTAAATTCGGAGCCCGTCGCCAGCCTCTGAATTATGGCTCCTCGAAGGATGTGAAGGATCTGATCTGGTTCCTGAAGTCATCCTGGTTGGATCTCTTCTGTGATGCCATCGGTCACAAGGCGTGCCGGATCAGGACGCGGATCGGTCTCATCCCTGGAGTCGGCCCTCTGCTGACTTCGGCGGCTCTGGAGTTCTATGCCAGATCCGCGCAGGAGAAAAAGAAGCATCTCATCGGGAGGGTCACTCCATGAAGGCGGGCGATCTTGTCACGCTCAAGTCATCTGGCCGTCTGATGAAGGTGCTCCAAGTTCATGCAAAGACATCCGAGGTCTGTGTGATCCCGGCAGACTCCGCAAAGGCCAATCCCGGTCTCTGGGTCAAGCTCTCCGACATCGAGATCCCGGGGCTGCGGTCGGCATCTTCCCATCTCATCTGATGAGTGTCTCAATCTCAGAACGGGCCTCGCGTTATGTCTCGCGGATGGAGCCTTCGGTCTCGGGTTCGGGTGGCCATGATGCGCTCTTCGCGGTAGCCTGTACGCTAGTCCATGGGTTCGCCTTGAATGAAGGCGATGCGATGTCGATTCTCTCGGAATATAACCAGAGATGCGCCCCCCCATGGTCTGAGCGGGATCTGGCCTATAAGCTGCGCTCGGCGGCGGGAAGTCATTCCGCCCGGGGCTCTGGGTATCTGCTGGGTGACTCACATCGCCCAGAACATTATCCATTCCAGTTCCAAGCTCCCAAGCCGGTAGAAAAGATTCAGTTCGATCCTGCGGCTCTCCTCTCGGCTGCTGGGGATTTCCGTCCTCGGCTCGATTGGTTCGCCGCTCGATCCTATGCGGATCCTTCCTTACTGACCTCCTCAGATTTCCTCGATCTCCTCTACTCGGGGGAGAAGGTGTTGATCTTCTCCGATGATAAGTCTCAAGGTCAGGCTCTCTGGCCTGATGAGCCGATCCCGACCTCGGCAAGTGATCGCGGGATGTGGTATCTGGCAAATCCGGTCTCCGGTCTCACTCATGAGAATCCCCGAACTGGAAAACCCTCGCGCCGCTCGGAGGAGTCGGTCACTCGCTGGAAGTTCGCTCTCCTCGAGAGTGATGAAGCGGATCCCTCGATCTGGCTCGGTGCTCTCGCCAAGGCGAACCTCCCGATCTCGGCCATCTACTCGTCCGGTGGTCGTTCAGTCCATGCTCTCCTGCGCGTCCGTGGCCCCGGCACGGGTCTGGCTTCGCTCAAAGGTGCTGGCTCGAAGGCTGAGTGGGATCAGTGGGCCAATGCTCAGAAGGCGACGCTGGCGAGATTCGGGGCGGATACGAAGGCTCTGACAGCCGTCCGTCTGACCCGTCTGCCCCAGCAGTATCGTGGAGAGAAACTCCAGAAGCTCCTCTATGTGAATCCCCACCCTCCCTATGGGGAGAGGATCATGGATCGGGCTCCTCTGCGAGATCCCCTGCGCGATGCCATCAAGGCTGCCCAGGAGTCTTCAATGAATGAGTCGATCCCTGCAATGGAGGCAAGTGCTGACCGGCTGAAATTTTACGAGGTCTGCAATCCGAAGTTCCCAGCCATGGTAGCCGAACTACGACGGGATGCGGCCACGCTCTCGGAAATGTCTGCCGGTAGTGGCGTGCTCTGAGCCGATTGAGCCATTGCTGATCCGGTTAGAATCCAAAAATTGACAGTCAAAAAGTATACCCGATGAATGAACAAATCTCCGAGGTGGCCGTGGAGCCACCAATCACCCCGACCTTCCATCCCTCGCAACTGCCGGAGGTGGAGCTGCCGAAGGTGGGTCGCATCCTCTCGGCCTTCGCTCGCGAGATCGGCATGGTGATGTGCCAGAATGGGGTATTCCTCCAAGATGGTCTACCAGTCGTCCTGGAGCCTCGCACGGATCGGATGTCGCCCCTGACCCCGGCGTGCTTCCGCACCTATGCGGAGAAGAATCTGCGGACGGTCAAGATGGTGAAGATGCCGTGGAAGAATCCCCATGGTGGCGATGCCTATGAGTCGCGTCCCGACTCGATGAATAAGATGCAAGCTGAAGCCTGTCTCACGTCCCATCAGTTCCTGATCCTCCAGCGTCCGCTGCGCCGCATCTCGCCCATCTCGATCCCGATATTCCGCGATGGGGAGCTGACTCTCCAAGGCCCCGGCTATGACGCCACCACGAAGATCCTAGTGAAAGAATGAAAACAATAAATATGAACAACCCAAACGATACACCTCGAACAGATGCCCTTGACCTATCCCACTGGATGAGGTTGCAGGAATCCATTAACCGCGTCATCGCCGAGGAGCTGAACGCTCAACGCAAGCAGATCAAGGAACTACAGCAACAGAAAAGAAACTGCATTGAGATCATCGACGATGACACAATCGAAAATTCTGAACTAAAGGCCGAGGTCGAGAGGCTTCGGTCACAGCGCAACCGAGCCGTCGAGATTGCGGAAGAGTTTTGGGACAACCAAAAGCAAGCGGTTACTGTTTATCACGAAGAATTGGCAGATGAACTCGCCGCACTCAAGGGGGAAATCGAATGAAAGCCACACTCGAATTCAACCTACCCGAAGAGGAACAAGAGCATCGTAACGCACTTGACGGAACCCGTTTTAAGTATTGCCTTCAGGAGCTAGATGGGGAACTCCGAAACTGGCTCAAGTACGGGAATCCGTTTGAAGATGCCGACGATGCGCTTGTAGCTGTTCGGAAGCATCTGAACGATCTCATTCACGACAACGATCTCGTACTGGAATGAGCGATCCACTTCCATCACGACGATACATTTGTGTTGGTTGTGGCTTCAAGGCCCGGAGAGCCAATAAGCCAGAGCAAAGGCTGCAAGATCCTATCTGCCCAAGGTGCAAAGCGAACTGCGCTGACCTAGAACGACTGCTAGAATGGCAAGCAGCTTGCCTAGAGAGGAACCCCAGTAACCCTTTCTTTACCAAATGAAGGACTGCAAAAAATGCCAGGGCACAGGTTGGTACAAGTACGACCATAACCACAGCACCGTTTGTGATCTCTGTTGTCAACACGATCAGGGCTGGTGGGATCTCTCCAAAGAACATCACGGCAGCTCGTACATCGAGGGCGGCGACAATGGATGTTGCAAGGCTGGCTGTGGAACTATGCGGAGGGATATGCCAAATAACTCAACAAACTGAGTAAAACGCCAAAAACATGACAAATAACTCAACAGAAGTACTTTTTTGTAACCATCCCACTACAGAACCAACAAATATGACTCAGGAAACCGACACCCCGCGAACGGACAAGCTCATGCAGGGAGGCTGCATCGCCGCCAACATTCTCGAATACGCAAGGGGGCTGGAACGAGAACTCAACAATACCACCCCCCCCGCCCCCTCTGGTGAGGTATGGCCTGAGATTTCTAGGCTGAGAGAGAGGATTGCTTCGCTCGATATGCAACTCACCGAGTCTCTAAGAAATCAGCTACGGAGTGAGGAGACGATACTGCGGCTCTTGGAAGAGTTGGAATTGGTTCGCAAGCGTCTCAAAAACTACACCAACGCCATCGAATCTCTATGAGCTATGATCTAATGCCTAAAGAGGCCGCTGTCGATTTCCTGAAGGATCTCCTCCATGAGTTCCCATTTGCCGAGGATGGAGGTCGTTCTCTCTCCTGCCAGATCGCGGCCATGATGACGCGCTTCGCTGTCTCTCTCCTACCCGAACAGGCTCAAGTCCCGCTTGTGATCTGGAATGCAAACGGCCCCCGGGCGGGTAAGTCTCTGCTGGCAATGGTCGTTGAAATCCCCGTGCGTGGATTCGCCTCGATGCGTGCCCTTCCAGGAGAAAAGGAAGAGCTCCAAAAGGTGCTGGACTCGGAAGTCCTCGCGGCTTCGGCCTCGATTATCTTCGACAACGTGAAGGAGAAGATCGACTCGGCTTATCTGGAGCAGTTCGCCACCTCGAATGTGGTGTCGGTTCGCCGTCTTGGTTCCTCGACAAAGTACGAGATCTCCAAGCAGACGATGCTGATGTTCACCTCGAATCAAGCAGAGGTCTCAGCCGATATCGCCGGTCGCTCAATCTTCATCGATCTCTTCGTCAAGGAAGCCGACCCACAGGCTCGCAAGATCGAGCGGCCCATGGGGGCTGAGTATCTCGCGCGGCCCGAGGTGCGCTATGCCATTCTCTCGGCTCTCTGGTCGCTGATCGTTGCCTGGGATAAATCAGGACGCCCCCCCTGCTCCTCTAGGCTGGCGGGATTCGAGGATTGGGCGCGGATCATCGGAGGCATCGTGGAGTTCTCTGGGTTCGGAGATCCCCTGCTGCGTCCCAATAGCGAGGAGTTCGGCGATCCTGAAGCCGCCGATATGCGCGATCTGGTCAAGATCATGGCCGGTGAGTTGTACCAGGACGGAATGCTCCTACCCACTCGCGAGGGGATTTCCTTTGACCGGCTGGTGCAGCTCTGCCGCGCCGAGGGTCTCTTCAGCGAAGGTATCGCGGGATCCGTGGACCGTGAGACCAAGGAATTCTCGATCTGGCCGAAGTCGAAGTCTAGGATGGGTAAGCTCTTTGGTCGCTACACCGGGAGAGTCTTTCGGTTCGGTGATGATATCGGAACCGTGAAGTTCGACCGAGTGGGTGGCAAGAATGACCGCAAGTACCGAGTGAGTTGACGTATCGGACAGTCTCAACGGATCGCCCGTGATGAGGAAAAGCCTCTCACGGGCTTTTCCTTTTGATAACAGAATCGGAGCTACTATTCATCGAACTCATATCGTTGACTCGGCGCCTAGAGGTGCGCCTTCTCGGTTCCGTCCCACGCCCTTTGGAGTTCACCTGAGAGGCAGGTCACCTGCCTAAGAAAGACGGATTACCAACAAAGAAGGGTGCGGATCCGAGGTACAAGGTTCATTTCGGGCAGGTCACCTGCCTGATGAGGCAGGTGCTTTTTTCTGACCTGCCGACCATCAAAGTCCTTAATTACTATTACTTTACTACTTCTCTAAGGTAGGTAAGGCAGGTAATTGGTAAATCAGGCTAGTTTTTTCGATAGCCTCATCCGAGTGAGACTAGGGGAAAGGTGATCTCGACCTGCCTAACCTGCCAAACACCCCTGGGAGTAAGGAATCTTTTCCCGTCATATAATCCAAGCGGTTGGGCGCACTGGCTTTGTTTATGCGTGAATCAGCTTAGGACATTAGGGAAGCCCTCCACTTCCTTCCGTTCCCGATCTCTTCCGTTCCGTTCCTTTGACATTCCACGGAAGCCATGAGGAATTCCCGACACGATGCCGCGCTGATCGAAGAGTGCGCCCAGGCACATTCCGTTTCCGTCCGCGCTGTGAGGAACTGGCGTACCAAGGAAGATCCACGTTGGAGGGAGTTCATTCGTTCCAGGGCGCAAGATGCCACCTTCTCATTTGCCCGTCCCGAGGCCTCTGCTAAACCAATGACCCCGGATGAAGCAGAGACCGCCGCTGCCATCAGAGTTTCCAGACTCTCCTCTCTGTGCGATCAGGCTGAAGCCAATGGAAATATCAACTCCCTTGGAACCCTCATCAAGAATACGACCGATGCTCACAAGCTTTGGATTATCGCAGCCGAGAATAACCTGAAACTCGCTACCGCATCAGGGAAGCTGGTCGAGGTTTCCAAAGTCAGCGAGTTCATCCTGGGTAACATGGCCATGGCCAAGGGCCTCATGGAAAATCTTCCTGATGTTCTAGCTTCACGGATCGATTCTTCCGTCGACGTCGCCGAGATCACGCGCTCTGAGGTCCATGCGATCCTAAGAGAGTTGGCTGTCTCGGCCCGCGCCACCCCTTGGTCATATTCTTCCTCATCTTCCGATGTCACCGGCACTCCTGGAGCTTGAAGAGGAGCTCTCCTCGATGTGGGAGCCTCGCGTACGGCATGACCCACTGACATGGGCTGAGAGCGAGATCACACTGGATCCACGCTTTTCCCCCCGCCCTGGACGGTTTAACTGCAATTTCACCCCATATCTTCGCCAGCTTCATCTCTGGTTCGGAGATCGGAAGATCAGGCAGATCACTTTTGTAAAAAGTGCCCAGATCGGCGGGACGACACTCTTGGCGAACCTCATTCAGTACGCCATTGCCGAAGACCCGGGCCCGATCCTCTATGTCACCTCGACTGCTGAGAATGCGAAGAGCTGGAGCGAAAGAGAGCTGATCCCTCGGATGAGATCGTGTGCTGCCATCAGGCCACTCATGCCTGATGACCCTGATCTCTTCAAGAAGACCGAGATGCAGTTCAAGAGCTGCACGGTGAAATTGGTCGGGTCGAACTCCGAGGCAAACCTAGCCTCCCGCCCTACCCGATATCTTTTCTGTGATGAGGTGGACAAGTGGCCTGATGCTTCCGCTACGGAAGCCCCTTCCCTAGAGCTCGCCATGGCTCGCACGAACTTCTACCGGACCATCTGCAAGCGAGTCCTGGCATCTACCCCGACGGTCGAGACCGGAGCGATCTGGTCTCAGTTCTTAGCCGGGAGCCAGCACCGGTATCATGTCGCGTGCCGGTCGTGTGGCACAGAGCAGCATCTTGAGTTCGATCAGGTCAAGTGGTCGGATGAGCTTCGTTGTCCGAGCGGGGCGTGGGATCTGGATGGAGTAGCTGAGTCGGCCTGTTATCAGTGTATTGATTGCGGCGACTTATGGCCGCAGGAGATCCAGCGCGAGCTCGTGGATTCCGGGCGTTGGATCGCGGGAAATCTCTCCGCTCCTAGGGATCATATCTCCTGCCATATCTCCGCACTCTATTCTCCTCAGATGACTTGGGGAGAACTTGCCAAGCTCTTCCTTCAGAAGTCCTCATCCCCAGGAGGGCTTCATGATTTCCGCAATACCTATGAGGGACTCCCCTTTGAGAACCGCGCTTCATCCGTCCGCGAGGATTCCATCCTCGAACTCCGTAGTGACTACAAGCTCAGAGATATCCCGGCAGCCGTTACGGATGGAGGATCTTCCGCGATCCTGACACTTTGCGCCGATCCCGGAGAGAAGCAGACCCACTGGAGCGTCGAGGCTCGGAATCAAGATGGAGAGAGCTGGGTCGTGGATTATGGGACCGTCTTATCTATCGAGGATCTGATCTCTCCTGAGTTCCTTGCGGCGCGTCGGTATCAGCTCCCGGGGAGTGATGAGATCGTCGCGCCGGTGGCCGGGCTAATCGATTCTGGATTCCTGACTGAGCGAGTGTATTCCGTGTGTGCGAAATCAAACGGCCTCTATTATCCCTCAAAGGGATCGGATAGCACCTTTGGGAACTACGCAGTCACGACGATCAAGGGACTGAATCTCTTTCTCTACACCTACGGCGACTTCGCTTGGAAGACGCATCTGTACCTGGAGAGGATCAAAAAGAAGTTGCCACCAAATCTTCACCTTCCCTCGGATATCGGGCGCGACTACATCGAGGGGCATACCGGCCAGCAGATGCTCGAGAATAAGAACAGCCGGGTTAGTCCCTTCTATTGGAAGAAAGTGGCGAACGATCACTTCGGAGATTGTACGAAGCTGCATTGTGTAGCCTGGGCAATTATGAGGAATAATTTTGGTCGCCAGCCCTCGGCTCCGGTTGATCTTCCTGCGGAGTCAGCGGAGTTAGCGTAATTGGAGATCCTTTGACAAGCGGGATGAGGCATGGCCTCGCCCGATCATCACAAGGTTAGTGGAATCAAATCGTACCTCCGGTATAAGAGCCTCGCTGAGTTACAGGCACTTGCTGACACAATCTTTGCTTCGGCTTGCGAGGAGGTCTTGATTACTGGGACTAGCGCAGAAGGTGGATCAGCAAATGGCGAGGTGTCCTTTCCTAAGTGGGTCTATCTCGAGTGTGTCATGGATGTTCGCAAGGAGAAAGGCGATGTCCCTTTGAATGGAGATGGCACGGTGACGGGTCGCCAGATTGGAACTCGTCCCGACTTCAGCACTGCTCGGTTTTCTATCTGATCCCTTTGATTTCCGTTTGAATTTTGACAGATGCGCTCTGTCATGAGCGAACCGAAATCAAATCGTGGTGGCAAGCGTGAAGGGGCAGGACGGCCTAAGAAGGATCAGACCAACTTTCGGTCTGCTGATGGTCTCTCCTCACCGCAGCGGATGTGGATTTACACTCCGACTCTCGACGCCTCGAAGTCCCTCACGACATCGGCACGGTTAGAGCAGACCAAGAAATCGTTCTTCCTCTACGAGAATATCGGTCTAGCCGCCCGTGCGGTGGATGGCATCGCCAAGTTCGTCGGGCCTCTTGTACCGCAAGCCCGTACTGCCGATGAGAAGTGGAACCGCATGGCCGAGCAAGCGTTTGAGGATGCCTGTGGGAATTCACCTCTCGGAGTCGATGTGGCGAAGCAAGTGAACTTCTACGATGCTCAAGAATTGCTAGTAAAGCAGATGGCCTTGGCCGGTGATTGCTTCTGGCAGAAGCAGACATCGAACTCAGGCCGCGCTCTTTTCCGCATCGTGCCAGGAGAGAATGTCGGGTCATCCCATGCAGACGTGAAGGAAGGGTGGCATGATGGCGTGAAGATTTCCAAGCTCGGAGCCGCTACTCGCTACCGAGTGCTGAAGTCGCCCGGTAGCTTTAGCGACTACAACGAGATCAGTGCGGATGATCTGACTCGCGTGGGTCGCATTGATCGGGTCGGTCAGGTTCGCTCTCGCCCGTGGTTGCACCGCGCAGCCGACAACCTTCAGGATGCAAGCGAGATTGTGAGTTACGAGAAGATGAGCGCAAAGCTAGGGGCCTCTCTTAGCTTTATCATCACCTCACCCGAGGCTGGATCTATTGGCCTTGGATCATCTCTTCAGAAGCAACAGACCGGAAGCGGCTCACCAATCACCAAGGATCTGATGATGGAGGGATCGGTGATCCCGCAGCTCAAGCCCGGCGAGAAGATTGAGAGTTTTAACAACGCGCACCCATCGGCGAATCTCGACATCTTTCTCAAGTACCTACGCCGCGACATTGCACACGGATTCAATATGCCAGCGGCAGTGCTCTTTGATCCCGAGGAGGCCGGGGGAGCGACCATGCGATTTGCAATGGAGGATGCGGCGAAGACCATTTCACGGATTCAAGACATCATCATCACCTCCTTCTGCGCTCCGTTCTGGCGTTTCTGGGTCTGGCAGGAGATCCAAGCCGGTCGCTTACCGATGCCCAATGATGGTTCGGATTGGTGGAGGGCGCACTGGTCGGCTCCTCAGAAAGTGAGTGTGGATATTACCAGAGATGGTCGCCTCTACAGCTCCATGCTCACTCTTGGGCAAATCTCTCCGCCGGAATTCTACAATATGCAGGGCAAGGATCACGACAAGGTGATCGAGGACATCATCCGCGCAGCCGTCCGTAGGAAGAAGAGGGTTCAAGAAATCGCCGCAGAGGAAGGGATCGAGATCAGCGTGCAGGAAGTATTCCCGCCAGCTCCGGGATCACCGATTGCGGTCAGCCAGCCAACTCAGCCGGTAGATCCAAGTGCGCCAGCAGATCCAACGGCCTGATTTGACAACCCCACATTTCTCAATCATGGCACGCCTTACTCTCTTCGCAGCCGCTACTGGGTCACAAGTTGACCGCGATGCTGGCATCCTGCGCGGTGTCTCTGTCATTACCGAGGGAGATGCCAAGGGTCATGGGATGATCGTTGATTCTGTTACGCTGGATCAAGTGAAGGCATCCGCCGAGACCTACACCGACGGCCTTCGGGTCAAGATGGATCACTACACCGGCATTGATGCCATGGTCGGAGTCCTTCGTGATTTCGTGATTGATGGAGTTCAACTCCGTGCCGATCTGCACCTTCTCAAGAGTCACGATGATTACGAGAAGATCCTCGAGATGGCTGAGAATATGCCAGGATCTTTCGGCCTCTCCATCTCCTTCTCTGGGGAGAGTGAAGTCATGGAGGAGGGACAAGTCCCCTCGGCTCGGTGCATGGAGATTTATTCCGCTGATCTGGTCGATCAGCCAGCCGCCAACCCTACCGGCCTCTTTCAAGTTATGAGCGAAAACCCAACACCAGAAGCTCCCGCCGCTCCCCTTGTTGAAGAGGTGAAGGTTGAGGAGATCACGCCTGAGACTATTGCTGGCGAAATCAAACACATCGCCGAGGTTATTGCCTCCGAGATTTCCGACCCAGTTATTGACCCAGTTCCTGAAGACGAGTCGCTTGTTTCCAAGGAGCAGTTCGAGGTGAAGGGGCCAGAGGGAACTCAGAACCTCCCCGAAGAGGTTCAGGAAGTTACTCCAGAGCCGGTCGCCGAAGTTGCCGTTGAGCCGCAGATTTCCGAGGAGAAAGTCGAGGAGGTCATTAACTCCAAGCTCTCCGCAGTCGTAGAGTCCTTTGACTTGCAGAAGGGAGAGATCATCTCCCTGCGGGCTAACCTTCAAGCGGCAACCATCGAGATCACAAATCTCAAGGCTGAGAATGCCACCAAGGATCTTCGCATCGCCTCCCTCGAGGAGACCAAGCGTCTTGCGCTGAAGGCAGTCGGTCTTCTTCCCTCCGATGTGGAGCTGGAGATCGCTTCTGACTCCACGTCCTTCAATCCCGCAGAAGCCTACGCCGCCGCCGTCGAGGCCGGTGACAAGAAGCTCGCTGCCGAGATTTTCAAGACTCACAAGAAAGCAATCTTCGCCGCACGAACCGGCAAATAATTTCGTGAGGGATTAACTCTCAGGAAAGCCAGCAACAACAAACCCAACCCCACCCACCATGCCTAATACCATTGATGCAGCCTTGATTGGCTCCACCATCAGCGAGCAGGCTCAGACCGTACTTGGCAACCGCCTGGCCGCCCTGAGCCTTTTTTCATCTGACTTCTCCTCAGAGGTCAAGAAGCCCAAGGACACCCTCCAGGTTCCTGTCGCCACAGCAACTGCCAGCACCCAGACCAACCCTACCGCTTTCAATAGCGTGGGTGGTACGACTCTGGACAAGGTAACCGTCAGCCTCGATCACATCTATCAGCCTTTCGGCCTTGAGTATTCTGACATTCAGAATGCCGTGAAGCTCGAGAAGCTGGTGAAGATCAACTTGAACGCTCTCGCCGACAAGATCTGGTCACTCGTCACAGCCCCGATCACCGTTGCCAACTTCGGCAGCGCAATCGTGGCTCCTGCAACCCCAGCCGCTAATTTCGCCGCTGGCGATCTTGCCAAGCTCTGGTCGTCCGTTTCCAAGAGTGGTTCCAAGGGCCTTGTTCTCTCGCCGACCCTCTACAGCGGCATCATCCCAACGGCAACCACCGGGCTGACGCTCGACAAGGGTGCTTACGGGTTCGACGGTGGCATCTTCTATGCCAACCAGTTCAGCGGTCAGGCCCGTCTCGCCGGTTTCGCTTGCAGCCCCGAGGCTCTTGCGATTGCCTCCGCAGCTCCTAGCCTCGATCACGTCCGCAGCAACATGCTGATCTCGGATGTCGTGGTTCTTGAGAGCCTCGGACTCAGCATCTACTACAATGTCTGGTCCGATTCCAGCAGCCGTGCGATTATCGCGAGCTGCGAGGTGATGTTTGGCGCAGCCAAGGCTGTCACCAGCGGAACAATGGGACTGATCGTCGCCGCCGCCTATTTCTAGTCGGTTCATTGCTTGATGGGGTGGGGTCGCAAGGCTCCACCCCTTCTTGCGTCTTGGGATGATGCAGAGAGTCGAGGGTCGAGAGGTCGAGGGTCGAGGACTTTTGACAGCCGGTTGAGAGAGTGAACCGGAACTCCATCGCAGCCTTTCATCGCAAAGGTCTCGCCAGCATCGCCGATGCTCTCGGCACTCAGGTCACAATCTCTGGAAAGACCTTCTTTGCCCACGTCTCGCCTCCCCGTCATCAAACATCGCTAGAGTCTGGCGGTTTTTCCACGGAAACAACGATCTCGCTGCGCTGGCCGGTTGGCCGCGCCCCCAAGCCAGCACTAAAGACGGCAGTTCTATTGGTAGCTGAGAACAGGACGTTCCTTGTTAGCGCACCCCCGAACTCCCTCAAGGGTTCACCGCTAGGTGATGAAATTCACGTCACAGCAATTAGCTCTTCAAAATGAACCCCCTCGCCGTAGAAACCGCATTGAAGGCCGCGCTCGCCGCCTCGGCTTTCCTCTCACCGACCACGATCTATACCGGGACGAACTTCGAGGAGATGACTCCCGAGGCCCTGCATTTGATCGTCTCGGTGGATTCCTTCTCCTCCGTGGGCAAGGGCCTCTACACGGCCACTGCCACGATCAAGCTCACGGCCCCGGCACTGCTGGGAGCTACAGCCTACACGCAGTTCACCGCCGCGCTGGAGAGTCTGAAGGTCGCGCTGACTAGCAGCTACCTCCTTGCGAATTGGCCTGTGGCCGACGCGCCGAACTTCTGCGGTAGCACTCCATGCCCGACCACGATTTCCACCGCCCAGGACAGCAACTCATGGACGGCGGATCTCCAGATGACCTTGGGAGTCATGGACTGATTTGACACCCCCGCATCTCCAAATCCTCCACCCCGCTACCACCGCTAACCACCTCATCATATGGCCGCAACCCTCCTCGGATCAGCAACTGGCACTACCTTCGGATGCACAGTCGAGACTGGAATCCTTATCAACTCATTCTCCATCTCCACTTCGAGCGATAAGCAGGAAGTCAAGAACGAAATTGGCGAGGTCAAGCTCGTCGCCTACTACAACCCCAAGTCCGCAATCTCTGTTGCTGGCACAGTGGCCGGTGCGACCGGAGTAGTCGCCGCGTCGGTTGGTGTTGCCATCATCCTGGCTAACCTTGAGTCCGTAGGTGGCGTGAGTGTCGGGAATGTGATCGTTGACTCAGTTCAGGTCAGCAAGCGTCCCGACGGATTCAAGGATATCTCGGTTTCTGCGACCCGATACCCGCTCATCACTGGAGTCATCCCTGGAGTCTAATCTTTCTCCTCCCACGCCTTGGCCCCCGGCGAATAGGGGGCTTCCATTTTGAATAACTAAATAACTGAATATGACTGAAGAAGATTCCCTACAAGGAGGGTGGTTTTCCACCTCCGACATGAAGTTGGCGATATCGCTACACGCTGCCGGTTTCGCATTCAAGGCCAATGCCGAGTGCACCCGACTTACGACCGAAGGCCGCGAGTCTTTCACCTGGCACTTCAACACCACAAATACGGATGGCGAGGATCTGAGTGACTTCCTCCGCGCATGGGAGAATCCGCTCGGTGAAGGAGTTCCACGCCCCTCGAACATGGTCTGTTTCCTCTTGGCGCGAGAGGCCCTGCTATCACGGACACATATCATCACGGAGAGCCACAGAGTGCCAAATCAGATGCTACGCAACCGGGGGGACAAGAGGCTGGCCTTCACCCCCCGCCTCGGAACTGCCGAGCGTCAACACCTCGCACAGCTCGCCAGCTAAAGGAGATCCATTTATGCAAAACAAGAAAACCCCATCAAAGAAGGAACCCATCAAAGAATTCTCCGACTTCTCGGATGACCTCAACGAAGGAAGTCAGATCAACACGTCTGAGCGCAACCGAGAACTCGATCAGGAAATCCTCCGTAGCGGCGAGGAGATCGCCGGTCTCTCGCTTCGCAGGATCTCGGCTGGAGACTTGGCGATGCTGATCGAGTGTGGAGTTGGCTTAGTCATGGGAAGGATGAACTCCGTGGCATTCGACGTCGGAGCTATCCTGTTCTGCCAATCCTCGGAGAAGGATGAAGTGAGGAAACTCTCTGCGAGACCACAGGAGTTTAGGGCAGCGGTTTATGACTTCCTTGATACGTATGAGGCGGATGTCTTCACCGAGGCGACACCTCGCATCCTCGAGCTAGTGGAGCGGATGAACAAGAGCAAGACGGCAGTTTCAGGGACAGCTAGTGGTAGCGGCGGTGGAGAATCAGCCGACCCAAAAGCTGGAGGCCGGGCTGGTTGACGAGTTACGTCGCTAGGCTGGCCGAGAAGACCTCGTGGACTTTCGATTATATCCTTTGGGAACTCCCCTTCACCGAGGGGATGAGGATCTTGGACTATCACATCTGGCTCGGGGGCAAGACGCTCCGGTGGGCTGATGACGTGATTGACATTGAGGACTTCTAAGATGGCAACTCCTAAAGTTCAGATTGATAACGTGCAGCTTCTCAAGAAAATGAAGCGGCTAGAGGAGGTGACCGGCAAGGAGATCACAGGAACGATGCGGAGAGGTGCTCGCTTGCTTGCTGTGAATCTTGCCTATTCCGCGCCTCCCTATGGGAAAGACATTGCAGCAAGGAAGCTCGGAGAGAAGGCGGTTCAGAACGACATCCTTCGAGTATTTACCCCAGTAACGCCAATCAAGCTGAAGCACCCTTCCTCGGTTGTCAGCTTTAGCGATCAAGTGGGAAAATACGTCACCAGAAATCCCAAGCTCAAAGAAGCAATTCTTTCAGCAATCAAGGCATCGAATCAGTCCAAGCTCTCGGCCATCTTGTCGGCTGCCGGTGGATTCTCAAAGCTAGTGGTTGGTAGGGTTGATACTTCTCTCTACAAATCCACTCGGAATAATTACGGACGGGTTCGCAAGGGATGGCAGGGTCGCAATATCGTCATGCCCTCTTCAGAATTAAAGGATTTCATCGCAGCCAAGCAAGATCTTGTTGGCCTGACAAAAGCGGCATGGGCTTCTGCTGCGGAGAAGGTGAATGCCGACGTCAAGGATGCACTCTCCGGTCTTCCTGCATGGGTCAAGCGGCACGTATCTAATGTTCCATCAGCAGTCATGGACAAATCAGATTCAATGGCTCCGCATATTACGCTTACTGCAAAGTTGCCTTGGCAGGACAAGGCACTCCGCCCGACAGAACACAAGGAGGCCATCCGTATCAGCCGCGAGAAGTTCGTCACCTCGATGGATAGGGAAATCCGGTTCGCTCTTAAGAAGGCCGCAGAGCAAACGGCATAACGCTTTTGACTCCGCGCCTTCTGATATGCATAGCCCGTTTCCCTTCAGTCTTCAACCTAACAGCCTAACAGCCTAACAGCCCAACAGCCCAACAGCCTTCCTTCCCCATGAGCGATGTATCAGTCAGTTTAGGCGTAACCGGCAAGGATGTCGTTTTGGGCGCATTTTCCGAAGTCGGGAAGGCGGGTCACGCGATGGGTGAGACCTTCGGGAGTATCGCTGGCAAGCTCGCTGGGCTAGCCGCCGGGTATGTTTCCATCTCGGCTGCGGTCGGAGCCTTTAATGGAGTGATGGATAAGGGAGGCCAACTTGCCGATTTCTCCGATCAGACCGGCATCGCCACTGGGAAGCTCGTCATCCTTGGGAGGGCTTTTGAGAATAACGGAATGCACGCCGAGGATCTTGGGACTGTTATCAACAAGATGCAGAAGACCCTAGTAGCCGCCGGTGATGAGGGGTCTGCCGCCGCCGACAAGATCGGTCGCCTTGGACTGAAGGTCTCTGACCTCGAGGCCATGACTCCTGACCAGCAGTTCGAGACAATAGCGAAGGCCATCGCCAAGATCCAAGACCCTACCGAGCGAGCCGGGGCTGCGATGGAGATTTTCGGGAAGTCGGGAGGCAAGACGCTTGCCCTCTTTGCAGACTTCGATGGTCAGGTCTCTCAGGCATCTTCTGAGGTCGGGAGCTTTGCAGAGGAGATGGAGAAGAACGCAAGATCCTTTGATGCTATTGGCGATGGCATTGGGGCCATCGGTGGCAAGCTGGTGGAGTTCACGGCTGGCCTTCTCGATGAGTCCATTCCGGCGATGACGACGCTGGTCGATTATTTCAAGAGCGTGGACGCTACCGGATTTGGGAAATCTTTCTCTGAGGCACTTTCTCGCGGAGTCGATATTGCCCTCTCCGTCTTTACGAATCCCGGCAATCTCTTCTTGGCCTTTGGTGAGTCATTGATCCTGGCATTTAAGAGAGCGGTCAATGCCTTGGACTCAGGACTTGTGTACGCCTTTGAGTTCGGTGTGAACTTCTTTCAGTCACTAGCCAAGGACGGCATCATCGGATACATCGGCAGGGGACTTGAGGGGGCCTTTGCGCTGGCGGTGCAAGGAATGCTCAATCTGATCGCCTCGGGGCTAGAGAACATCTCAGGACTGCTCCCGGAGAAGTGGGCAGCACCCATGAGAGAGGCCGCCGCCTCCCTTCGATCTGATGCCGAGGCAGCGGGACAGATATTTGAGAACAACCTTGCGGTGAATGCTGAGGGAGTGGCGCGGGCATTCTCTGAAGCTCGCGAGAAGACAGAGCTATCGAAGTATGACTTCATGGATGCCGAGGGGAGCAGCCAGAAAGTGAATGAGTATTTAGATATTGCTGCCGAGTCCGGGGCTGTCATTCGATCCAAGATGCAGGAGAGTCTTGACCATGCCAGGGCCATCACCGCCGAGGCGAACGCATGGGACAAGGCGACCAGCAGCATGGCAGATAAATTTGCTGGCGCGACGGGTAGTTTTAAGGAATTTGCCGCAGGGAACACCGAGTCCTCGGGCCTTGCGGCCCTCTCCGGGCTGAAGATCGGAGCTGGTGACATTGGCCCGGTTGCCAGTGCCTCAGATCGCAAGGCCGCATCGAGGGCGAGCCGATCTTCGCGTGAGTCTATGGGATCAGGACGGAGCGCCGACCCCTTGAAGTCGGCAATGCAGAGCCTCTTGCATCAGAACGATTACAATTATTCGACTACTGGCGGACGCATGACGGATGACCAAATTGCAATCCGCATGGATACGAGGGCAAATGAATCGGTGCAGAAAGACCTTTCCCACTACACGGGAGGGATGGAAAACGCATCCAAAGCGCAAGCCATTGATGACCTTTTCCGCAAGTACCAGCAGGACATTGGTGGGAATCCTGCGGATTTGAGGGATAAAGCCGCAGCGGATTTTGAAGCACTCGTGCAGAAGAAGAAAGGGGGGGGAGATCCGAAGACTGTCCCCGGCTATGACAACAAGGGTCAGGATCATAAGAAAGACCCTCAAAATGACATGGGGGCTTTAGCCAAAGCTGCCAAAGACATCTATGACCTACTTTACAGATCCCTTCCGATCCAAGTCCTAGCCTAGCTCCTAGCCTAACACCTCGCGCCTCACTTCTTATGGCTGTCACTCTCCAAGGATCAACATCCGAACTTATCCTGACCAAATCTGGTACTCTCTTGATGAATGATGAGGGTATTGCGACCCTCTCGAGAGAGTATGCTTGCGCTACCAGCTACGAAAGCACGGCAGATGCGGCTCTAACTATTGACTCAGCGGTTTTTGGCTACACCCTTCCAACCGGAGTTAGCAACCTGATTTGCAATTCCTCTACCAAGTCCAGGGCAAATGGCATCACCACCTATTCCGTCAACTATATTGGAGTGAGTAAACAAGTATATAAGACGCTTTATGGAACCTCTATCCTCTCTTATTCCAAGAGCGTAAAAAACGGGACAGCACCGAACATCACGACAACACAATATACCGGTAGATACGCTGCGCCCACTGTCACGAGTTATTTTATTTCTAGTCAAGGAGGCGTTGTCCCTACTACGCCATCGAGCGGCTATTCTGTCAGAATTCTTGAGTCCTATGTAGATGGTACTCCAGGAGCGGCCCCATCAGTGTCAGAATCATGGCTACTGACAGGTCTTACGAGCACAAGAGTCGGAATATATTATGTGATCGAGGCAACCGGAACCAAAACGATCACTGGATAAAATATCGTGAACCTCATTAAGTTTCGCGATTATTTAGGAAAGAAAGGTGATGGAAAGTCGCCTCCATCCGTCATTAAGGCAAAAGACCTTGATGATAATTTCGGAATGCTTGAGCTTTTGCCCGACAAGCTCGGCATCTACAAAGTGGATAAGACCGATAAGGGAAGCATGCTAGATTTCACGGCATCCAACCGCCCTGTCCGATGGATCGAGATCGGCATCTGTGTGGATGGAGTGGCTAAGCAGATGATGGTACTAGGGACAGAACCTTATTAGCCGCCAGGAGAGAGATCATGGGAACGTATATAAAAAACTCCTGCGGGGGGGAATGCTGCCCCACGCTTTTGTGTTCCGCTTTTTTGGTAAAGGTGAAGCGGAAAAGCGCAACGCTCAATCTTGTCGGCTTCTCGCCTTTCACCTGTCCTAACACCCCGGCTCCCGCTCCGAATACTCCGATCACCCGCTATCTTCAGTATCGGGTGAATTGCAGTTCTGCCCAGGTGGGCTGTGTCACTCCTATACAGAAATCTACAACGACTACCTATACCATTGATCCCTTCACGGGATTGCAGTGCGTTTCTGGGGATGTGTCGGTCGGCTGTGGTTGCGTCAATGGGTCGAATGAGAGCTTCACGTGTAGTCCCACCTCACAGACCACAAATTGTGGGCCTTTAGATCCTCCGCCTGAGTATGAGGGATGTACGGACATATCAGCAGGAGGTGATAAAACAGTTTCCATCTCGCTAAGTCAGCCATACACAATCAATAATGTTGAGTCCAATGTAGACTCTATAATGGCAGGGAATCCTCTGGATGATGTTATGAAATTTCCAGCATGGGATAGTGATGCTCAGATCATTGCTGGAACCGGCGGAAATACCGCTGTTAGCTGGGATGCTGTATCCCCTTGTAGCATCTTAAGCACTCTTTTTTATAAAAGCGACTACTCGGTGACGAAGAGTGAGTTGTTATTAGAGTTTCTTGGAACGACCACAGTTAAGGTCTATTTCACGCCGCAAGAGGGAGGGCCAAAGACACTAGAGAGTGAGACTGAGTATGATGCTGGCGAAAGCGTGACTATCTCTGCTCCGAGTTCGATTGGCGTGAGAACTCTTGAGTTGACTTTTGCTGGTTCGCCAAGTTCTTCCAACTTCCCATCAATTGTTACGCCAGTGACAACAGGCCAGAGAGTGAGCAAGGTGCGAAATGCAGACGCTCCCTTCGCTGGATTCATAGCCCCAGACTGCAAGCGTTACGCCGTTCTGACTACTGTTAGTAGCTATAGTTATAGTGCATCGGGATCTAGTGAGTTTAGACACGTTTACCCTTATTACAATGACTGGGAGGGGATCACTTACGATTTAAACGCAAACGAGAATTTTACTTCAACTATAACCGAATCTATTGACGGGCAGACCGCTGTTTATGGGGGGTCTGGATCATCTGTTACGAACGTCATGTTTCGTACTGATCAAAATCACATATCAAACTCAGTTGGGACTACAACTAAGGCACTTGCGGCAGATGGAACATTAACCACCATCACCACAACTGTAGATACCTTCCAAGGGGAAACAACCACTTATGGGCCTTTCACTACTGAAGAGCCTTATAATGTCCCAACAAGCACTGCCCTTTGCGACAGGACTACTACTACTACTAGCACTGCTCCCACTTACGAGGGCGGGCCTCCTGTTACCACAACAACAACGACCACTGAGCAACGAAGCATCTCAGGCTCTAGCATTAGCTCTACAGTGGGAATAGAAACCTCCGTCTCATGGAATAGAATCCAATATGATGATACGGAAACAGGGGCGTTCAGTTATAGCACTAATTACTCATTTAACATGACATGGAGTGGAGATATGGCTGACACCCTAACGCCAGAAAACTCCACCACAACTACTTGGGAATCTAATGGTGGCCTCTGCGCATATAAGACAGAGAGCGCAGATGGTAACGATGCAGAATCACAATCCCTGACTGCGAATTTCAATGTCTCTGTAACTGTCCCCACTGTATCAGAGCCAACCTCACCTACTAACTACAAAACATTTATTCATTGGTTTGTTGTGACGAATGACTCGTCTAATCCCAACTGCCCAACTCGTTCCGTGATGGCAGAGAATAGAACGAAGTTCAACTATGTGAGAGGCCCCTTTAGCCTCACAGAATCAGCAACTCTGCCCAATGATCTACACGTAACCCGATGCATCACGAACATGGCGGCCTCGACCGAGGTGCAACTTTAACTCTACGAAAGCCATGAACAAGCCTAGCAATCTCTCCCCAGCCATCACCCCCACCTTCTCGGAAGGGTTCTCTGCGGCCCCTGTGCCGACTCAGGCGATGATCCCTCCCACTCCCTACCCAGACATCTTTCAGATGGGGGCAAATCTTGCGGGGTCGCTGGGGGATTGGGCAGTTGGGGGATTTGCCATCGCCACACCCGAGCAACTAGAAACCCGCATGGCAATCTGCAAGGGCTGCGAATTCTGGAATGAGTCAGGATTTGCAGGGACAGGCTCATGCCAGAAATGCGGCTGTAGCACTCAGGCAAAGTTGAGAATGGCGACTAGCAAATGCCCGGAGGGGAAATGGTGAGGGGCTAAAGTCGAGGGAGATAGGAGATTGGAGATAGGAGATTGGAGATTGGAGATAGGGTTGAACCGATCTTCCATCTTTCATATCCCATCTTCCATTCTTCCCCTCCTCTGCGCCTCTGAGCCTCTGCGCCTCTGCGGGAGTTCTCTCTTTTGACACTAACGGGTATGTGTGAGCTGCGACACGACCCCTTCCACCGATTTTCAGCCGATTATTCAGGGCGCGGATTATGCTTATGACCTTGAGGTCTCGGAGATCGTCGCACCGGCCACGACTGCTACACCGGTTAATCTCACCGGAGCCAGCTTCCGCGCACAGCTCCGTAGGACACCAGCATCGAGCGATGTGCTGGCGACCTTCACTCCGTCCCTCACGGCCCCGACTCAGGGGAAAGTCTCATTCTCCCTGGACGATTCGGTGACGGCCTCGATCCCAGCCACAGCTTGTGACTCAGGATGGTCGCATGATGTCTTCGTCACGCTGGCAAATGGAAGGACTCTGAACCTCGTGCCTCTCACCTATCTCTCGGTTGTCGCCGGGAATTCCCGCTAAGTGCTATGAGCGAGATCAAGGTCACTATTACGCCTCGGGTCCAGACCGCCGTCGTGCTGAAGGTCGGAGCCACGGGATTGCCCGGAGCGCAGGGGATTCAAGGAATTAAGGGAGATACAGGGATTGGCTTAACTGGGGCAACCGGCCCCCAAGGGCCACCGGGTGCTGCCTCCACAATACCCGGCCCCCAAGGAATCCAAGGGCCACCGGGTGCAGCTTCCACAGTACCCGGCCCCCAAGGAGTGCCCGGTCAGAATGGGTCCGATGCTTCCGTTACCTCTGGCAATATCACGACCGCTCTCGGCTTTACGCCAGACAACCCGACAGCTGCTAGGACTCCGACTGCTCACACTCATACAAAGTCGCAGATTACAGATTTCCCAACTCTGGCAACTGTGGCGACTTCGGGCAGTTACGCAGACCTCTCAAGCAAGCCCACAATCCCCGCCTCTCAAGTCAACTCCGATTGGAACGCCGCATCAGGCGTAGCTCAGATTCTCAACAAACCGACGATTCCAGCGTTTCAGCCGAATCCAGAATATCTAGCTGATAGCGTCAGTGACGCTTTATACAATATCCCAAGTTTGGGAACGCAAAGATTTGCAAAGATCACGAGTTCCCTTTTCCGATACATTGTTGGAGTTAACGGGTACTTAATAGAAAAAAGAGGGTCAGCATGGTTGATTATCTTTGTTGATAATTCTGGAGAAGAGCCAGTAGAGACTATCTTAGTAACGTCCCTTTCTAATGCGACATATCCATGGCAAGCTACATGGCCGTCTGGAACTGTTGTTGAAAAAGCTCCTGCGTTGAGACTTACAGGGCAACCAGCAACAGAAAATGGGACAGAAGGAACAAGTGTTTGGGCATCAAGAGCAGACCATACACATCCACTTCCGCCAAACCTTCCCGATCAGAACGTTAACTCCGGCTCGTCGCCATTCTTTACAGATATTTACGCTGGCTCCAATGTTTATTTTAATACAGAGGGAATAGAGACTGGAGGAACCCTTGGGAAAACATTACAACTCCCCTCAGTTAACGCAGGGGCTTTAGCGTCGGTGCTGAGAACAAATGCCATACTCCGACAAGGACAGGCACTATACTTTGGAAGTGCGACGGGAGATAGTTTTTCAAGAATCATGGTGGCTGGAAATGCCTCCGCAACGGGTTTAAGTGAGGGAACTCTAAGTGATCTGCTTTTATCAGCGAACGTTCCCTTAAAAAACACAGCAAATACCTTCACCCAGAATCAAGTTCTTTCTGGCTCTGCCAACACAGCTCCTAACCAAACTGCGGCTTCTGGCTCGTCCATTATGACGAGGGACTTGGTAGATCAACGCATGATCTTCGGTGGGCCTTATGTATCAAATATCGCAACTGTAAACTGGAACCAAACATTAGGCACTGGCGGCAGTACCACAAACAACGGGAATTTCTTTGCAGTAGGCAACGGGGCAACCCCTACCGCTGGAGTGACTGCGGCAGTTCTGAGCACGCCTAATACGGGCTATCAGTTTATCTCGCCAGACAACGGAATAGGAGCCGCAAATGCGACCGCTGGAGGAGGAGGGGTCATTAACTTTACCCAACCATTCGCACTAGGATTCTTCATTGAGATTCGTGGTGGCCCTACAAACGCCCTAGATGTCATTTCTCGTGTGTTTTTAGGAGGAGCATCAGTCACATCGGGCGTTGCTGGAGGCATTAACAACGCAGGATTTGGCGTGAGGATTTCAAAGGCGACATCAACAACATACGATGTGGCCATCTACGCTCGCACGATTTCTACCACTAACGTCAATATCTCAGGAGCGACCAACGCCACCCCGATTGTGATTACTAATAATGGTCACAATTTGCAGAACGGCGACCTAGTAGAGATTACTGGCGTTGTAGGGAATACTGCGGCAAACGGCATCAGAACTGTTGCAAATCGAACGGCAAATACTTTTGAGTTGTCTGGAAGTGTGGGTAATGGGGCTTACACATCGGGAGGCGTAGCAAATAAAATCTCAGTTCCAATACAAATAACTGCTGGAAGGGTAAGGAGAATGTTTTTGTATAGCCGTGGCAACGGAACGCTGGAGCTTCACCTTGGTTCAATCACCAACACGCCAGCTATCACGCTCACAGGAATGTCCGTGTATTCCGGCACGCAGATTGCCAATCAGAGTCTTGCATTAAACCTTTCACAACAAAGTGTCACGGATGCAACGGCATTTGCACAGACTGCGATATCCAACCTTATGCTCATTCAGTCATGACGCTTATTTTCACCCCATCATCGCTTACGAAGTTCGGCAAGACCGGAGCCTATAGCTACTCCCAAGACATCCCTCTAACGGGCGATCTTGCTAGCGTCTCTACCACACTTCTCACTTGGCTCTCCTCTCAGCTAGTTGAGGGCGAGACCGTCTCGCAAATCGTGCTGGAATCAGGCGGATCAGTAACGATGGAGGATGAGACAACTCGCAACACGCTCAACGCCGCAGTCAGCGTCACCGCTACTGAGGGAGAGCGCACATTCTCCATCTCCTCAGAATCCCTCCCCGCCGATCTGATGGACAGCCTCCTCTCAACGTGGGCAACGATGAACTCTCTTACGCCATGACTGCCGCAATGCTCAAATACGGAGACATCATCCTGAAGGCTCTCCCGGCAGCGGCCTCCATCGTCTTTATCCTTCTCTCCACCCAGTTCGTCTCTCGCTCCGAGTTCATCGCTACCAGCGAGAAGTTCTCAGGCCGCATCGAGGCCGTGGAGAAGCTGCTCATCCGCATGGAGTCGTCCCAGGAGACCGACCGCCGTCACGATGCCATGATCGCCGACCATGAGGCGAGGCTGAGAGTCGTGGAGAAGCAGTAAAAGGCTATTAGGCTGTAGACTGTTAGACTATTAGGTGGGAAGGGGAACTCAGGACGGGGTTGTCTAAAGTCTGCTTAGATGAAAGCGGCTTATTGTTAGTAAAACCCTCTTCATTAAACACAAAACTCTGCGCCTCTGCGCCTCTGCGCGATAACTTCCCCTCCCGCCGCCTCTGAGGGAGAACCCTTTTGACACAAAGCAAAAGGAGTGAAGATCATAGCCTTACTCGCTCGCCATTTCCTGCTCCGACTCGCCTTGGCATGGGTAGAAGTCCGCATCCGACTTGTCTCGGTCTTCATCGTTAAGCTCCTGCGCCTTCAGCTCCGACTCGTTAGATTCTCTGGAGTTGCAGTTCTGGCAATCCTTGCGTTGCTAGTGACCGGCTGCGCTTCCGCTCCGAAGCCGGTCGCCTCCTACGCTCCATCATCCGCCGGTGTCCTGCGCGCCGTGACCTCGGCCAAGGCACACGCGACCGCCCTACGCTCCGAAGTCACCACCCCCGCAGGACTGCGAACCCTAGACGATCTGAACGCATCCCTGGACTCCTCGCTCCTCGAGGTATCGAACTACTCAGCCAAGGTGGATGAATTATCATTGGCCCTCATCAAGGCCGAAGAGTCTGCAACCTACTGGAAGGCCAAGCATCAGAAGAGCCTCCGCGAACTCTGGATCTGGCGCGGCCTCGCCGCCATCACTCTAGCCTCCCTAGCTGGTTACCTCTCCCTTCGCATGGGATTCAAGTTCGCTCTATGATTCTATCTCCCGCAGAGGCGCAGAGGCGCAGAGGTTTCTGACGTAACAGTCTTCAGCCAATCCCCTTCATCCCCTTCATCCCTGTGAATTTCCTCAGAGGACTTTTAAGTGACGCTCCGGGATCTCCCTCGATCACCAGATTCTCTCTCGCCGTAGTCCTCTCCCTTGTCGTGCTGGTCATCGGACGATGGCTAGTCACCGGACAGGATGTACCTCACGGAATCGGCTCTCTCCTAGAGATCACTCTAGCCACAGCCGCAAGTGCCAAGGTCGTGCAGAAGTTCGCTGAGAGAGACTCTTCGCCCCTCGACTCTCGTCCCTCGCCCCTCGACTCATCACAGCCATGAACCACCTCATTGCTGAAATCGCCGCCCGTGAGATAGGAGTGCGTGAACTCGGTGGCAATAACAAAGGCCCTCGCATCCGCGAGTATCAGTCCGCGACATGGCTAGACCCCGCTCCGTGGCCGTGGTGTGCCGCCTTTGTCGATTGGGTCATCCTTCGGTGGCTCGACGGATACTTGGTGAGAGATTACCTCAATCTCTCCAAAGAAAAAGCCTCCCTCTTTCGGCCTAAAACGGCAGGAGCTTGGGATCTGGTGAACTGGGCGAGGCAAAAAAGCGGTCGAGTCTCCATTCTGACAGAGCACGCCAAGGCAATGCCTGGAGATATCGTGGTCTTTGATTTCTCGCATGTCGGCATCATCGAACGCGACAGCGGGGACACCTTCTTGACCATAGAAGGCAATACCAACGGATCTGGAGACCGCGACAGCTCAACAGGCGATGGCGTCTGGCGCAAGGTAAGGCAGAGAAGCCTAGCCCGGAACCTACTTCGGATTCACCCGCTCCTCTAGCTGACGAATTGACACAGCGGCAGTAGCGAATGGCCGGCATCATTTCTAAATGGACGAGGTTTATGGCTGTGGGATGCTCCCACGGAAAGCACATCTGTCCCGAGGCAAAGAAGGCAGTCCTCGACTTCAAGAAGAAGTGGATTCGCCGAGATGATCTGACTCTGCATCTTGGCGATGCCATTGATACTGCTGCCTTCCGCTCGGGTGCTCGTGGGATAGATGCTGACTCAGCGGAGCCGGTCGCTCCAGACATCGACGGGGGCCTGATGTTCCTCCGAGAATATCGCCCCGACATCCTGCTCTGTGGGAATCATGAGGCTCGGCTCTGGCATCTTCAGTCCTCTCCGAATGCGGTGATCGCCTACGCCGCGAACCGTGCCATTCAGCACATCGAGGACGGCTGCGCTAAGATCGGAACACGGGTCATCCCCTACGATGCGGTCTGGCAGGAATACAAACGCGCCGACATCACCTTCATGCATGGGGTCATGTATTCCGAGAACGCGACTAGGGATCACTGTGAGGCATTCGGCCCCGGCAAGGTGATCCACGCCCACACGCACAGGGCATCCTACGCCACAGGACGCACGCGAAAGAACTCCGAAGGCTTCAGCGTAGGGACATTGGCTCGCAGGAGAGAGATGGCCTATGCAAATACGAGAAAACAAACCCTTGCATGGGGATCTGGCATCTGTGCTGGAGAATTTCGAGAGGGGAAGAATCCCGCCAGCCAAGTCTGGCTCTTCACCGGCCCCAGCGAGGGAGAGGATCACGGCTGGCGGCTTCCCTTTTAGATCAAAAGCTAATTATCCCCATGAAAAAAAAGAGTATAGCCTCACATCCTGAGAAGTCCGCGAACGAGTGGCTGGCAGAAATCATGCAAGCTACCTACCCCACCGGGCGAGTGGATCAAGTCCCGGAAGGTTGGCTCACAATAAACCAGATGGCAGAGATTACCAACACGGCAGTCACGACGATCAGCCACAAAATGATTCGCATGGTCAAAGCTGGCAAACTTCAGCGCAAGAAGTTCCGCATCTATTCAGGTCGCGCCACTGCGGAAGTCTGGCACTACTACAAGGCCGAGGAAAAAGCATGAGCGTGATCTCCGAGTCAGAAAGCACACAGGAAGGGAAAGTCCGATGGAGTCTTTCCTTAGATGTGAAGATCGACGGCATCGAGCTACCCTTCCGACTGCGCTGCACCACGGATGACCAAGACCAGATGCTGGAGGCATTGGCAGATTTCCACTCCATGCTCGAAGAAGTCATCGGGGAGAAGCTGGAATGAAACTCCCCAGAACCCTCAAGATCCGAGACCGCAAGCTCGGCAAGGAAAAAGCCCACGGCCTAGCCCACGCCCCCGACCTGATCGAAGTAGACCCCTCACAGAATACCCGTGAGAGACTAGATACGGTAGTCCACGAGGCCCTTCATCTCCTACTCCCCTCCGAACCCGAAGTCCGCATAATCGGACTAGCCAACAGACTCAGCGACCTCCTGTGGCGGGATCGGTGGCGAAGGGTTGAGTTTTAGAATCCCTGAATGGAAGAAAGTCTAATCGTTTTCGCCGAGGATATTGAGATCAAGTAAGTCTCCCTCTCTTTCCATGTCTGACAACTAAATGGCGAACCGATTCTGGTCAAGTAACATCATCTGTTGTAATATCTCAGAATCAGACCTGTTCTTTTAGCAGACAAAACCCTTCAGGATTCTTTGTAAGTTGTTCTATTAGGAGGACTTAGCCCCCCCCCATTTTTCTTTTTGGTGGGAGTTGAAAAGAACACCTGATAGATAGCTTCGCGTGCGAGGTCGCTGATCTTGGTTCCTGGGGGTCGTTGTTTGGTGAGTTCTTCGAGGTGGAGTTTCCACGATGTGGGGATTCTGACTCCGATTTTTTCATCCATGGTTTGTTTCTTCATAGATCCCAATGTGACACAAATTTTCAAATTCCCAAAAAAAAACTACTAAGCAAAGTGATTGTTGTTGAACATTGGGAATAGTTGGACTACAAAGTCGTCCAATGAACGGAACGACTTTTGACTCGAAGATCAACGTACGGCTTGCCAAGCCAGTAATCATGCACCTCCGCAAGCTGGCAAGTAGTGAGGATCTGAAGGTTTCGGATCTCGTGCGGAAGGCTCTGAAAAAAACCTACGGAGTTCCCAAGAAGTAATTCCCAGGCAACTTTTGTATGAATCAACGATTCTCAATGGACAACAAACCCGACCTCGATAGGCTGGAATTTCCCTGTCATCTGGCCGAACTCGTCGGGATGAATCCGACGGAGCTCTCGGCCCTCAAGCGGAGGGGTTGCCCTTTTTTCGGGAAGAAGACGACGCTGCGCTGGGTGCGCGCTTTCCTCGCTTCCGAGGCGGGGGCAAAGGAACCCGCAGCATCGCGGAGCGTGCGTCCTCGACGTTTAGCTTCGAGTAAGTCCGGTGGACCATCCGTGTCGAGTGATTCACGAGGCGCATCGCTTCGTGTTCGGAGAGCCCAGCTCGGTGGCATCGTGAAATAAAGGAGACCCGCAGACAATGACTCGTAACTCCCACAGCAGCACGACCGATGGCCCGATTGTAGTCTCGGTTCATCGTTCGCTCGATGGGAGGGATCGTGAATCCATCATGCCAGGTGATCGTCTTCAGGAAGGAGGCAAGCTGGGTATTCATGGGGGTGGTGAACCATTTGCGAGGATCTCCGTCCTGACGCTTGGAGTCACAGACCTGAATGTTTTGCTTTTTCAGATCGATGCGTTCCTGGGGAATGCGGGTCTCGGAGAATCGGCAGCCGAGATGGAGCTGAAGCTCGAAGGCCGTGGCCATCCAGTCGCGCTCCTTGGCAAGTTCAAGTCGAGCGGCACTGATCTCCGTCTCGGTGATTTCCCGCTTTTCCTTGGCGATGCCGAGGGGGATGCGTGCCAGGGCGATGCCATTTGTCTCAGCATGGCCGCGACGGATCGCCTCACTCATGAGGAAGGAGAGGAACTTCACCTCCATGCGGGCGGTGTTATGACCGGCATGGTCACCGGAGTCACCCTTCCTCCAGTCGAGGTAGTCTTGGGCGTGCTTGTAGGAAACCTCGCGAGGGTGACGGATCCCCTGCTCGTGGAGGAAGACATGGATGGTACCCCAGAAGAACTGGGAGCGTCGCATCGTGCGGGGGTTCTTGTAGTGGCTCTTGATGTAGTCGGGAACCCACTCGGAGAAATTACCACCGCCATGAGGGCGCACGATGGCCTCCTCGCTCGTGCGTCGAGCCGCTTCCTTGAGAGCCTTTGCGGAGTCCTTCGGGTCATCATGACGGAGCTTCAGATTCTTCTCCTCCCATTGTTCGGTCATGAGATTGCGGAACCGGATATAGAAGAACGGAGACCGCTGTTTTTTTACGAGGTAAGCCATGCAGTCATCAGTTCCACATAG